GTTTCTTTTATCCACGGCTTAAATTTGAGTAAAGGGGATAAAACCGATGGAAATCATCGAAAAAAACATAAACGAGGTGCATCCATACGGCAGAAACCCTCGAAAAAATGACGGAGCTGTGGACTATGTAGCCAACAGCATCCGGGAGTTCGGCTTCAAGGTGCCGATGGTCATCAAGGCAGATGGCGAGATCGTATGCGGACATACACGATACAAGGCAGCGCAGAAGCTCGGACTGAAGACGGTGCCATGCGTGATCGCTGACGATCTGACCGAGGAACAGATTCAGGCATTCCGGCTGGCGGATAATAAGGTCGGAGAGGTCGCAGAGTGGGATGTCGCGATGCTCGGTGCAGAGATCAAGGCAATTGAAGGCATTGACATGTCGATGTTCTCATTCGATCCGGGCGGGCTGGCGATCGCCGGGGCGAAGGTCACAGAAGAGCAGAAGGCACAGGACTGGTTCAACAGCGAGAACCGGCTGCAGGACAATGCAGACGAGCAGTCGGAAGAGTACCAGCAGTTCGTTGAGAAGTTTGAAACAAAGAAAACCACGGACGACTGTTACACTCCAGACCTGGTATATGCAGCCGTAGTCGAGTGGGTAGAGCAGGAATACGGCGTGAAGCGTGAGAACTTCGTGCGGCCGTTCTATCCGGGCGGAGACTTTGAAAGATACGCCTACAAGCCGGAGAGCATTGTGGTGGACAATCCGCCCTTCTCGATCATCACAAAGATCACGGAATACTACTGTGACAAGGGCATCCGGTTTTTCCTCTTCTGCAGCGGTCTGACGGGGATCAGTGGAGCAGTCGGCAGGAAGATCTGTACACTGATCGGAGCACACGCAAGCATAACCTATGCGAACGGTGCAAAGGTTTGCACGTCCTTCCTGACCAATATGGAACCGGAGGACATACTGATGCGGACCGCTCCGGATCTGACCAGGAAGGTCGAGAAGGTAAGCGACGATTCGCTTCCGGATAAGTCGATGCCAAAGTATACGTATCCGAAAGAAGTGATCACGGCGGCAATGCTTGGATATATGAGCAAGCACGACACAGAGTTTAGGGTGAAGAAGTCGGATGCACATTTTATCCGGGAACTGGACAGCCAGAAGGAAGAGGGACAAGCCATTTTCGGCGGTGGTTTCCTGCTGTCAGAGAAGGCAGCAGCAGAGAAGGCAGCAGCAGAGAAGGCAGCAGCAGAGAAGGCAGCAGCAGAGAAGGCAGCAGCCCGAGTGTTGGAGCTGTCTGACCGCGAGCGTGAAATCATAAAGGAACTCGGATGACAAAGGTCGGATGGAAACGAAAAATAATAAAATCGTGCAAAGAGGTTGGGACATATCGAGAGAGTTTTGATCCGGTGATTGATACCTTGGCTGACATCCTGGAAAGAAGGGATGCCACGCTGGAAGTCTACGAGAAGACCGGAGGACATCCGATCGTGAAGCACACCAATAAAGCCGGAGCTGATAACTATGAACAGAATCCTGCACTCCGGCTTGTGAACGATCTGAACCGCGATGCGCTTGCCTATTGGCGAGACCTTGGCCTGACACCTGCAGGATTGAAAAAGCTAAACGATAAAGCTCTGGATGTTAAGGTCACAAACAAAAAATCGTTCTCTGATGTGCTGGAAAGTTTAGGCATATGAAAATAAAACACTACAGACAGACGGCAATCAAATATGCACAAGATGTGATAGACGGCACGATCATCGCCGGGGCGGACATCGTGAATGCGTGCAATCGATTTCTGGCTGATCTGCAGCGTGACGATCTGGAGTATCGAGATAAAGAACCGGATGCGTGTATCACTCTGATGGAGGGAATGTTCGTACACCGCAAGGGCGAGATGCTGGACGGCACCCCGTTGCTTGGTAAACCGTTAAAGCTGGAACCGTGGCAGGTGTTCATTGTGTGCAATCTGCTCGGCTTTTGGTATAAAGGCACACAGGAACGGCGATACAAAGAGGCTCTGATAATGCTGGGCCGTAAGAACGGCAAGACATCGTTCGTGGCGGCTCTGGCATTTGCCGTGAGTATTTTGCAACGACATAGCGGTTCAACGGTATATGTCGTGGCGGCGGCCCTGAAACAGGCGATGGAGTCATTCCAGTTCATGAAATTCTCGCTGGATTATAAAGGCATCAGCGATGATTTTGATATAAAAGACAACGCGATGGAACATTCCATCAAGTACACATTCGACAATAACGGCATACCGGACGGAACCATCGACATTCAGATCATGGCAAGTAATCCGGATGCGCAAGATTCCTTTAACTGCAACTTTGCAATCGCTGACGAGCTGGCGGCCTATAAGAAGGCGGCACAGTATAACAGATTCAAGGAAGCAATGAAGGGATTCACCAACAAGCTTATGATCGGCATCACGACTGCCGGAGACAATGCCAACAGCTTCGGGTATCGCCGTATGGAGTACGCTATCAAGGTGGCAGCCGGTACTGTTCAGGATGATGATCTGTTTTCGTTCGTTGCGAGAGCAGACCAGGATGATAAAGGCAACTGTGATTATACCGATCCGGTGCAGCATCAGAAGGCAAACCCGAACTACGGCGTGACGATCCGACCGAAGGACATCATGAACGAGGCCTTGCAGGCGCAGAACGATCCGCAACAGCGCAAGGACTTCTTGAGCCGGTCGCTGAACATCTACACATCAGCGGTCAAGGCTTGGTTCGATCTGGATGAGTTCAAGGCATCAGATCAGCGGTATCACTGGGAACTGGAAGACCTGGCAAAGCTGGGCATTGACTGGTTCGGCGGCGCGGATCTGTCGAGGATGTATGACCTGACAGCGGCAGCTCTGGTCGGGCATTACTCCGACAAGGGGCAAGATGTGGATATCATCATCACGCACGCGTTCACACCGATCGCACAGGCAACGCGGAAAGCGGATGAAGACAACATCCCATTGTTTGGATGGGCGGATGATGGATGGCTGACGCTGTGCAACAGTCCGACCGTTAATATATCGGACGTGGTCAACTGGTTCAAGCGGATGCGTGAGATTGGATTCCGCATCAAGAGAGTCGGACACGACCGGAAATTTGCCGGTGAGGAGTACTTTCCTGCGATGAAGACGGCTGGTTTTACTGTGATAGACCAGCCACAATACTTTTATTTGAAATCACAAGGGTTCAGACATATAGAGAAGGCGGCCAAGGATGGTCGTCTTTATTATTTGCATTCCCAAGCCTATGAATACTGCGTGGCGAATGTGGCGGCAATCGAAAAGACTGATGATGCCGTGCAATATGAGAAAGTTATGCCGGAATTACGCATTGACCTATTCGATGCATCGGTATTTGCCACCATCCAAATGGTGAGCCAAGAGGAGAAAGCGAAGAAAGGACGCGCCTGGTGGGGAGAATGAAAAGAAAAACTAAAGAAATGGAGCAGAGATGCACGAGCCAGGTCGCATTCTTGCTGAATGACGGAGATATATGTGTTCCAGGGTACACATCACTTGATAGAAATCCGGAAATATTAACGGCCTGCAGACGGATCGCGGAACTGATCGGCTCGATGACCATACATCTGATGGCGAACACAGAGAACGGTGACATCCGTGTAGTGAATGAACTGTCGCGAGTAATTGATATTGATCCGATGCCAACGATGACGAGATCCACTTGGATGCAGGCGATAATCATGACGATGCTTTTATACGGCAAAGGCAATGCAATCGTTGTGCCGCACACGCATCAGGGATATTTGGAGAGCCTGGAGCCGATCGCGGCAGGCCGTGTACAGCTTAATCCGGTAGGGACATCCTACAGAGACTACCAAGTATTGATTGACGGTGTTGCGAAGAAACCGGAGAGCCTTCTGCATTTTGTTTATAACCCCGATAAGACATATCTGTGGAAGGGCGCAGGCGTAACCATCTCGCTGATCGATGTGGCGACAAATCTGAAACAGGCATCCGCCACAAAGAAAGCGTTTATGGGGAGCGAGTACAAACCGAGCATCATCGTCAAAGTGGATGCATTGACAGATGAGTTCTCCAGTCCTGCAGGTCGGCAGAAATTGATTGATTCGTACATCAAGCCGCAGACACCTGGCGCACCGTGGATCATTCCGGCGGAACAGTTCGAGATTGAACAGGTCAAGCCGCTCACGCTCGGCGACCTGGCAATCAATGACACCGTTGAAATTGACAAGCGGACCATCGCGGCAGTGCTTGGCGTTCCGCCGTTTTTGTTGGGAGTCGGCAGTTATGATCGGATGGCGTGGAACAGTTTCGTGCAAAACACGATCCGGCCGCTGGCGGTCTCGATCGCACAGGAAATGAGCAAAAAACTGATACTCTCACCGAAGATGTATCTGCGTTTCAACGTGCGGTCGCTTATGGACTTTGATCTGAACAGTCTCTATGCAGTATATGGCGGATTGGCAGACCGTGGTCTCGTAACCGGAAACGAAGTGCGAGACATTATGGGAATGCCGCCGCGAGAAGGACTGGATGAATTGAGACTGCTTGAGAATTATTTACCAATCGACCGCCTAGGCGATCAGAAGAAGCTGGTGCAGGAAGGAGAATGATATGAGCGACATCGGAAACCGCAAGATGCGGACTATTTCAACAGAGTTTCAAACGAGGGAAGACAGCGGAGACCTGAAGATTGAAGGGTACTTCGCTGTTTTTGATAGCGTTTATGAAATTGGACAGGGAATGACAGAGAGCATTGCACCTGGAGCATTCACGAAAACGCTGTCGAGAGATATACGAGCATTGACCAACCACGACACAACGCTGGTGCTTGGTCGGACGAAGGCACACACATTGGAACTGCGCGAAGACAGCCACGGCCTGTGGGGATCCGTCACTATCAATCCGAAAGATAGCGATGCGATGAACCTCTATGAGCGTGTGAAGCGCGGTGATGTAGACCAGTGTTCCTTCGGTTTCGACATCCGCTCCGAGGATACCGACATCCGCGAAGATGGCAGCATCCACTGGACGATTCGTGAAGTGGATCTGTACGAGGTTAGTGCTTGCACATTCCCGGCATATGAAGAGACTGGCATCTCTGCCAGAGCGAAGGAGCGCGATGAGATCAATCAGCGTGCGCTGACTGCCTGGAAAGAGAATGCACGAAAGAAACTGAAAGGAGAATAAGAGGATGGCACTCAAAGCGATCATGTTGCGCAAGAAATTAAACGATGCGCAGAAGGCTCTGGATGCTCTGCGTGAGAAAGATGCGGAGTTTGAAAAGCGCGAAGCAGAACTCGAGGCATCCATCGAAGAGACCACGACACAGGAAGAACGTGATGCGGTAGACGGTGAGATCGAGAAGTTCGAGGGCGAGAAGAAAGAGCACGAAGAAGCAAAAGAAAAGCTCGAAGCAGAAGTCAGAGAGCTGGAGCAGTCCCTGGCTGACGAAGAAGCAGCACAGGATACCAACACACCTGCACCTGTTGCACCGGTGGAAGAGAAAAGAGAGGAGAAGAAAGTTATGAGCAAAAGAGCAGCAATGTTCGGCAAGACACAGCAGGAACGCGATATGTTCTTTGCACGCGAAGATGTTAAGAACTACCTGGGCGAAGTTCGCGCAGCAATGAAAGAGAAGAGAGCACTGACCAACGTAGGTCTGACCATCCCGGAAGTCTTCCTGGGGATCCTGCGGGAGAACGTGGAGAACTACTCCAAGTTATACCGTCACGTCAATGTGAGACCGCTGAACGGTGACGGCCGTATGGTGATCCAGGGCACCGTTCCGGAAGCAGTATGGACGGAGTGCTGCGCAAACCTGAACGAGTTGGATCTGGGATTCAACGATGTGGAGGTCGGCTGCAATAAGGTCGGCGGCTTTTTTGCAATCTGCAACGCGGTTCTGGAAGATTCCGATGTGGATCTTGCTGCAGAGCTTATGACCGCACTGGGGCAGTCCATCGGCCTGGCACTGGACAAAGCGATTCTGTTTGGTACCGGCAACCACATGCCGCTGGGTGTGATGACACGTCTGGCACAGACTTCCGAACCGTCCGGATATCCGGCAACCGCTCGTCCGTGGGCTGATCTGCACACATCCAACATCAAGACCATCGCTAACAGCGTGACTGGTGTGGATCTGTACAAGGCGTTCATGATCAACTCCGCTGCAGCAAAGGGCAAATACAGCCGCGGCGAAAAGGTATGGGTGATGAATGAACTGACCTACAATTGGATGACTGCACAGTCCATGAGCATCGACGCATCCGGCGCGATTGTGGCATCCGTCAACGGAAGAATGCCGGTAGTGGGCGGCATCATCGAGGTGCTGGATTTCATTCCGAACTACGTGATCATCGGCGGATACTTCGATCTGTACCTGCTGGCAGAGAGAGGCGGACAGAAGTTCGCACAGAGCGAGCACTATCGCTTCCTGGCAGATCAGACCGTATTCAAGGGCACCGCGCGTTATGACGGCCAGCCTGCAATCGCAGAGAGCTTCGTGGCGATCGGTGTCAACGGCGCGACCCCGGACGCTACGATGAGCTTTGCCGGAGACACTGCAAACAGCGTGCAGGGCGTACAGATCAGCAAGTCCACGGCATCCATCGCGGCAGGTGGAAATGTACAGCTGAAAGCAAAGACTTTCCCGGTAGACGGTGCGATCGAGTGGGCATCCTCTGACACTACAGCGGCAACCGTAGACAGCACCGGTAAGGTGACTGGCGTGGCAGCAGGATCCGCGATCATCACCGCAACAAGCGGAGAGTATAGCGCAGCTTGCACCGTGACTGTAACGGCATAAGTAAAGGAGATACACGATGGAGCAGCTCTTGACAATGCTCAAGGTTGACCTTGGGATCACGACAACCGCATACGACACACGCCTGACACAGTACATCAACTCCGCGAAGGAAATGATCGGTACGGAAGGCGTAACGCTGGACACTACCGATCTGGAAGATGCACAGCTGGTGGTGATGTATGCAGGGTGGCTGTGGCGAAAGAGAGACAACGGAGACGCAATGCCGAGAATGCTCCGCTGGACTCTCAACAACAGACTATTCGCGGAGAAGATGAATGCAGAAGGATGATGTGATAAAGCTCTACACAATAAATCGGACACAGGACGCATATGGACGGTGGATGGAAGGGAATCCGACTGTCAGGGAAGTCTTCGCCAGGGTGAAGTCCATCAGTCGGTCAGAGTTCTTTGACGCTGGCCGACAGGGACTCAATCCCGATCTGCGGTTTGATATTTTTACCGGAGATTATAACGGCGAGACGATGATCGAGTACAACGGAAAGACCTACGCAGTCTATAGAACGTATGAAAACGGCGACTATATGGAATTATACGTGGAGCGGAAAGGCGGCACAGATGGCAAGCAGTACACCACACAACCAACTGGCGGCGGCAATAACGGGAATCCTTAACGAGTACGCGGACGGTGTAACAACCGGAGTCAAGGACGCAGTTAAGAAAACCACAAAAGACGGCGCGAAGCTGGTGAAAAAGGAAGCTGTGAAGAAGTTCGGCAACGGGCCATATGCCAAAAGCTGGACATTCAAGTTCGAGTCTGATCGGCTAGGCTCCAGCGGTGTCATCTATAGCACAAAGCCGGGACTGCCGCACCTGTTGGAAAACGGACACACGCTCCGCAATGGGCGATTCTGGCAGGGCAAGCCGCATATATCAGTGGCAGAAGAGAAGATCGTGGACGAGTTTGAGGAGGAGGTTATGAAGTCAATATGACAGTGAAACAGATCGCGGCAATGGTCGCAGATTTTGGCCTTCCGAACGCATACCACCACTTCGATGAAGGCAATCCAACCGCACCGCCGTACATTCGCTGGTATTTTAACGGAATCGATGATATGTACGCGGACAACATCAATTTTCAGAGCATTCCGGAGCTGCGGATTGAGCTGTATACGGACTATAAGGATTTTGAGAACGAAAACACCATAGAGACGGCACTGAAAACGGCAGGCATCGCATACGACAAGATAGATTCATACATCGACTCGGAGCGAATGTACTGCACGACTTATGCCGGTGATGTGGTGATAACAGAAGAGGAGGAAGAAACAAATGGCTAATACGAACAAGGTTAAGTATGGCTTGACCAACGTGTATTATGCAGTCGCTACGATCAGCGCATCGGATAACACAGCGACATACGGAAGTCCGAAGAGACTGCCGGGTGCTGTCAATCTGACGATGGATCACCAGGGCGATGCTAATACGTTTTACGCTGACAACATCGCATTCTTCACCCTGCAGGGTGATGCAGGATACTCCGGGAGTTTGGAGATCGCACAGATCACCGACGACTTCCGCAAGGACATCCTGGGAGAGGTTGAGGATGCGAACGGCTGCCTGACAGAGGTAGCCAATGCTCCGACTGTGCCGTTTGCATTGCTGTTTCAGTTTGATGGCGACAAAAAGAACACCAGGCACGTGTTGTACAACTGTACTGCGTCCAAACCGAGCATCGGCGGCGAGACCAACACGGAGACGATCACTCCGAAGACTGACACTCTTAACATGACGGCGGCACCGATTCATATCAATGCCCTGAACACTGACGTGTTCAAAAGCCGTGCTCTTGCGGATGATGCTCCGTATAATACGTGGTTTAATGCGGTGTATCAGGGAACTGCAGCAGCACCCGGCATCTCTCTGGATGAATCCGAGCTGTCCATGACTGCAGGCGGTGAGAGTGAAAAGCTGACCGCATACGCAGTTCCGTACGATTCAGCGGTAACATGGACATCCAGTGATAACGCGGTGGCAGCAGTGAGCGATGGCGTGGTGATCCCGCTGTCCGCAGGCTCTGCAACTATCACGGCTAAGATCACCGTGGGCACAACGGACTACACAGATACATGCGCGGTGACTGTATCATAAGCAACACAACCATCTGGGCGGGTACGAACCATCGTGCCTGCCCTTTTTCGTAGGAGGGATATATGCAGAAATCAGTCAAGATAGGAGAGACGGAAGTGCTGATGCGTGCAAGCGCAGCGACCGCGATCCGATATAGAAACGTATTCCACGGCGACATTATGAAAGAGCTGATGGAAATGAACCCTGAAAAGATCGATGCAGAGATCATCGAGAAGATACAAAAGCTCGCATTTATTATGGCGAAATCGGCAGAGCGTGCTGATATGACCGCATTGACAGAAGATGATTATATTGAATGGCTCGATGGTTTCGACAGTCTGGATATGATGCAGGCGGCGAAGGACATCGTGACCATCTATCTGGGCGGCAAAGCATCGCAATCGGAATTAAAAAAAAGCGAGATGGAGACAACGATCGAACAATAAACACGGCAATATTTGCATTGAGAGCATTGCAGATCGGGCTAAAAATCAACGATCTTGAAGAGATAGAAGAAGGTTTCGTGATGGATCTGATAATCGAGAGCAACAACGATTATGCAGACAAGGACACGACACGGAAAGCAACACAGGAAGACTTCGACAGGTGGTAGAGAATGGCGAAGAATAGGATCAAAGGCATAACAATCGAGATTGATGGCAATACTACGCAGTTGAGCAACTCGCTGAAAGATGTCAACAGCAAGCTGAAAGACACACAGTCAGCACTCAAGGATGTTGACAGTCTGCTGAAAATGGATCCCGGCAACGTGGAGTTGCTTGCGCAAAAGCAGCAATATTTGACCGAAGCGATTGATGCGACCAAGGAAAAGCTTGAACAGGAGAAGCTGGCACTTGAGCAGATGAAGGCCAACAACTCGACCGGAGAAATCAGTGAAGAACAGCGTGCCCTGGAACGCGAGATCGTAGAAACCGAAACGTCTCTGGAAAGTCTCGAAAGCGAGATGAAGACGTTTGGCGATACCGGCACTAAGGAAGTGAAATCGGTCGCACAGTCGATGGAAGAAGTCGGAAACAAAGTTTCTGAAGCTGGCGAGAAGATGACCGCGGTCGGCGATAATCTGACCAAGTATGTCACCGGACCGATCGTGGCAGCAGGTGCGGCATCGATGGCGGCGTGGACGGAAGTCGACAGTGCCATGGACATCGTCATCAAGAAGACCGGCGCGGCAGGAGATACGCTCGAAAAGCTCGGAGACTCTGTTAATACCATCGCAACCACCGTGCCGACATCGTTTGAAAATGCGGCGACAGCAGTCGGCGAAGTCAACACACGATTCGGGGTGATGGGCGATGATCTGACGGAACTGTCTACGAAGTTTATTAAGTTTGCAGAAATAGCGGACACGGATCTGAACGGTTCCATCGGTTCCACGTCACGTATTCTGCAGCAGTTTGGCCTCGAAGCGAGTGACATCGACCAGATACTCGATGCATTGGCGGCGACCGGACAGGCTACCGGAGCAGATGTTGGAAAGCTGATGCAGGTCATCGAGAAAAATGGCAACGTGCTCCGGAATATGGAGCTGGGCATCGGTGACTCTGTGGCACTGTTGGGAAGTTTTGAACAGGCCGGAATTGATGCACAGGATGCATTGTCAGGACTTTCCAAAGCATCAATAAACTGGAAAAGAGACGGCAAATCGGTCACAGAAGGACTTGATGAGCTGATTAAAAAGCTGAATGACGGAGAAGTGACCGCGGAAGACTATGCGGATGCAATCGATGTCTTCGGCACAAAGGCGGCGGATAAATTCGTGGATATGGCATCCAGCGGACGGTTCTCCCTGGATAATTTGAGCGGTGATATGTCGCAGTTTGACGGCACCGTATCAAATACTTTTGACGGCATCAAGAACCCTGTGGACAATCTGACAACGGTTTTCAACGAGTTGAAAATCACCGGCGCGGACATCGCTGCAACAATGCAGGAATTGTTAGTGCCTGCTCTGGAAAAGATCAACGAACTGGCAAAGAAAGCAAAAGATGCTTGGGTTGGCTTGGATAAGTCCGAGAAAGAACAGATCGTGAAGATCGCAGGCATCGCCGCGGCAATCGGGCCATTGTTGTCTGTCGGTGGGCGTGTGGTTTCCGGCATTGGCAACGTCATCACGATGGCTCCAAAGATCGGCACAGCACTCACAGCACTCACGGGACCGGTGGGGATTGTGGTCGCGGCAATTGCGGCACTCACGGCGGCTTTTGTTGCGTTGTGGGAATCTGACGAAGGTTTCCGAACCGATATCTCCGGAATATTTGACGAAATACAGATATCAATTCAACCACTGCTCGATGCACTCGGGGAGCTGTGGACGGCGTTCCAGGAGCTCATGCAGGCACTGTGGGCGGCGTTTGGTTCTGACATCGTCCAGATGGTCAAGACCGTTATCATTGATGGGATTATCCCGCAATTGCAGACATTTATCGACTTCATCATAAATGTTGTAAATCTTGTTAAAAACCTTGTAAATGGCGACTGGACTGCGGCATGGGAAGACTTAAAGCGCATCGCCACGAACCTTGTGGAGCTGACGATCCGGACAGTCATCATCTTTTTTGAAGGTTTCATGAAGACCTCGATACAAATCTTTTGGAAGATCGTTGCAGGCATCGGCGAGGCATTGCTGGAGCTTGGCGCGAGCATCCGGGAGAAGATTGATGAAATCGTGTACGAGGCAATCGAGTTCTGGGGCGATCTGTTAAAGCAGACGCTGGAGATCTTCCAGAGCATCTGGGACGGCATCGTGGAGAAGGTGACAGGCATCAAGGACTCGATCGTGGAAGGTGTAGGAGAGGCGGTGCAGTTTCTGGCCGACCTGCCGGGAAAGGCGCTCACGTGGGGGCGTGATATGATCGAGAATTTTATCAGCGGCATCAAAGAGAAGGTCGGAGCATTGACGGAAGAGATCGCAGCAACTGCGGACGAGATCGCGGCGTATCTCGGGTTCTCGGAACCGGAAAAAGGAAGCCTCTCGAGGTTCCACGAATTTGCGCCCGATATGATGGATCTGTTTGCAAAAGGCATCCGGGACAACATTCCGAAAGTCCGAAAAGCTGCAGAAGATATGGCGGCAGCAGTCGCACAGCCGGTTAATGCATCCACATTGACGTTTAATATCGCGAACACAATCAACGGATCACCGGGGCAGAACATCAACGACTTGGCGATCGCGGTAGACCGTAGGATCACGACAAGCGTGGCACAGAGGAGATCTGCATGGGCTTAAACTCTTTAACATTTAATAATATCAACAGCCTGCAATATGGCGTATACATCAGCGGGACAGGGGCGTTCAACTCCCCTGCCCGTGATCGTGAAATGATCGAAGTGCCCGGAAGGAACGGCGACATCATCATCGACCACGGCCGATACAAAAATATTGAGGTGACATATCCGGCATTTATCGTCAAGAATTTCAAAGCGAACCTGACAGCGTGGGCGAACAAGCTGCTGGAGCCACTGGACTATGTGCGGCTGTCGGATACTTACCACCCGGATGAATTCCGGCTCGCGGTGCTGTCACAGGGCATGGTTGTCGATCCGGTGAGATGGTTGGCGGCTGGTAGCTTCGACCTGGTATTCAACTGTCGCCCGGAGCGGTTTCTGACAAGCGGGGAGACGGTGACGACATTCACGGCAGGGGGAAGCATCAGCAATCCGACCGATATGCCGTCAAAGCCGCTGATCCGTGTATATGGTGATGGCAGTATCACCGTGAACGGCACGGAGATCGAGATCGTCTCACACAGCTACACATACATAGACATTGATTGCGACTTGCAGGAGGCTTTCTTTGGAACGCAAAATGCAAATGGGTATATTTCCTTGGATGAGTTTCCAAAACTCGACAGCGGGGCAAATAGCATTGTTTTTGACGGTGTGACGAGAGTTGAGATCACACCGAGATGGTGGAGGCTGTAAATGTTCCCGATACTGTACGGAGCAAATGAACAAAATTTTAGATCGAATGGGTTGGGAAGGCTTGCAGATGCCATCTCCTGCATCGTGGAGGAGGAACGGAACGGCATCTATGAGCTAACGATGGAATACCCTGTCGGCGGTCGGCACTTCGGGCAGTTAATGATGAGTAATATCATATACTGCCGTGCAAACCAACAACCGAAGAAGCAGGCGTTCCGGATCTATGAGGTGACTGACGCGATTGATGGAATATCTACCATCAGGGCGCAGCATATATCCTACCAGCTCACAGCGATACCGGTAGAGCCGTTTGTCGCGGACAATCCGGCGGATGCTGTGAGCCTTTTAAGTATGCGCAGTGTAGTCCCTAACCCGTTTACCTTTGATACAGACGTGGAAGAGGGCGAATTTAACACGGAAGTCGTTGACAGCTGCAGGGCAATCATCGGCGGCATTGATGACAATCTGCTGGCCAGATGGGGAGCGGAAGTCGAGTGGGACATGTACGATGTGCATATCTGGCAAGAGCGCGGACAGAACCGGGGGAAGGTGGTCCGGTACGGGAAAAACATCACGGACATCACCCAGGAGCAGAGCATCGAGGATACATACACAGGCATCTACCCGTATTATAACAGCGACGGAGATTATGTGGATCTGACAGAAAAAGTATTGCTTGCACCGACTGCGGCCTTGTATCCGTACCCGCGCATAATGCCGGTAGATTTTACGCCGAGCTTTGCAAGCACTCCGGACGAGGCGGCACTCCGAGCAAAAGCGGAGGAATATCTGGCAGCATCGTCCATCGGTCTGCCGAGGGTGTCGATCGATGTGTCCTACGTGGATGATACAGACATATCAATCCCGATCTACTTGTGTGATACGGTCAAGGTGATTTTCGAGCCGTTAGGCATCAGCACGCTGGCCAAGGTGTCGCGGCTGTCCTGGAATGTATTACTGGATCGATACGAGTCGGCCACGATCGGCGTGGAGTTTGAGGATGTAGCAAGCACGGTCGAGCAGGTATCCAAGAGCAGCGAGACCAAAGCAGTCAAACAGGCGGAAAAGAAAATCAAGGAGTCCGAAGCGCAGACACAGCAAAAGATCGATCAGATCACATACGATTACGTGGAGCCGCAGACCAAAAGCACGGCAGCGATACAGGCCGGAAGCTCTGCAATCGTAATGGCGGCATATTTTAATCTGGCGGAATCCACCAAGGCGAGGTTCTGCAGCACGGTCAACTTCCACATTGCACAGACCGCATCAGGAACTCCGGCCACGCTGACGGTGCTGTACGCAGTGGACGGGGTGCAACAGCCCGCACTCACGCAGACCTATGAGACCGGCGATCACATCCTGACGCTGGACTTCCTGACCGGCAATCTGGCAGCAGGCGATCACGTCTTTGGTGTGGCTTTCGGGATGGTAGGAGGAACGTTGACATGAATATATCAAGTGCATATATTTTTGCAAAGCAGATCAAAGGAGCAACGCCACAGCTACCGGCAAATGTGATATATGATTCTGGACGATTTAACGCTGATCGAATGAAACAAGGTTTTTCGATGGATAATGTGCTGACAGCGCAATCAGTATATTCCGGGGTATCGTACAGTAACGGTATACTTGCAATCGAAGGATATTTCACGCAATATGTTGAGGCAGCAGACGGAAAGACATTCGAAAGTATAGGCACATCCGGCAGCGGAATTGAGGAAACGGGACAATACCTTGAACATATAGGGACGTCTGCGACCGATGACGATGTTGATGGATGTGCTATCTTCCTGCCGGTTGAAATGAATAGTTTGAGCGAGGAAGGCTATAGCACACTGCATATATTATTCGATTGGAGCACGGAAGGGATAGCAGATCCGTCACAATTAAATCAAGGAATCATATACGGATTTGCAAAAAAGACAGAAAACCATCAATTATTTGATATTGGTGGTGGAGCACTTAATCTCGAAAAAACTTCCACTCTGACGGAGTTTGAATTTTCAGAAAATTTAGGAGGTTCAGGTCTTAATTGGATACCGACATATATCGAGATAAGGGTTACACACGGAACGTATCACGTTAAAAAAATATGGTTTGAGTAAGGAGGAGACAAGATGAAGTTGAGAAAAAGCGAGCTTATTTACGAGGCAGATCAAAATTACATTCATGCGACATTTTACGCAGATCAAACACCGAGCACAATGCCGGTACCTGCAGACGTTCCTGGATGTGACAGCACATGGAAGTTCACCCCGGACTCTGTGGTATATGTAACAAGCACAGGCGAGGTGTATCTTGCTGGTGTTAACAATACCTGGTATAAGCAGTAAGGAGGGCGTGGAGATGGCAGAAGATAGAATGTTGAGCGATGAGATACTGCTTGGACTTATCAAAGCAAATAGCGGCGGCGGTGGTGGCACTGACGACTACAATGATCTGAAGAATCAGCCAAAGATTAACAATAATACTCTTGTCGGAAATAAAACTGCCTCCGATTTAGGTCTTGTTGCGGCAGAGGCAGGCAAAGGACTGTCTAGCAACGACTACACCAACGAAGACAAGGCTATCGTGGGCGGTGTGACGGCGGCATTGGCAGGCAAAGCCGACAAGTCAGCTGTAAAGAATGAGTTCATAGGAACGCTTGATGAATGGAACGCACTCACCACGGAGCAGAAAAAGGCATACGACACCTATCAGATAAAGGGTGATTATACCGAGGGTGGCGGAGGTAGTGATGTTTATACGGATACCGAGCAGAAAGTCGGCACTTGGTTTGGCGCAGACCTTTATCGTAAAAGTTATTACTTTGCGTCTGTAACAAAAGGGGCACACTCTCTCGATATAACAAACCTCGATAAAATCATAAAGGTTGAGGGTGGTTACATCGAAAGATTCGTTTCGCCATCTTTGGACTATGGTTTTGTACCATTCCCGTACTCAAACGGAGCTTTTACTTATGATAATGCTATTCGTATTGAGTTTAGCATTACGAATGGTACAGTAACATTTGATTGGGGCGGAAATCATGACCCGTTACAAAAAGATGTTGTTATGACCGTTTACTATACCAAAACAGCCTAAAGAAAGGAGAAACACATGAGCGTAGGAATTGTAGATAAACAGACAGGCGACCGCATCCCCACAGCAGGGATGCCAGCGATAGATGATGCGTTATCAGCGATAAGTGATAACCCTGTGCAGAATGCCATAATCACGGCGGCATTAGCTAATAAGCAGGACAAGACCGACAACTCTTTGCAGACCACGGATAAGACCGTAGTGGGTGCAGTTAATGAATTAAAGAGTGGATTAACTAACGTAGACGTTGCGTTGAGTGTGCCGGAGAACACTGGGAAAAACGTGTTGCCGCTGACACTTGCAAATCTGAAAGCTATAAACACAAGCGGAACATGGAGCGGCAATGCCTATACCATTAAAGGTGTGACGTTTACGGTGCAGACGGATAGCGACGGGAATGTTACAAGTATTGTTGCTAACGGGGTTGCTACAAATAAAGTATGGTTTAGATTAGTACCTACAACATTTGATATTATGAATGGTACTATATTAAGCGGCATAACGAACGGTTCACTAGATACATTTTCTATGTATGCTTTTGAAAGCAACGATACAACAGTAATTACCCAATTAACAAATGGTGAATATACGTTTACTAATAACCATGAAAATGTAAATATGTATATTAACATTTTGTCCGGTGTCACTGTTGATAATATTACTTTTTATCCCATGCTTCGTCCGGCTGGAACTACTCCCACCTTTGCCCCCTACATCCCGTCAGTAGAGAGCAGGATCGAGGCGGTGGAGAGTGGGCTGACTACATTAAATGGTGAAGTATTGTTAAAAACACACAATATAATCAAAGATACATTGAGCATAGTGCAATCAGCCGATTACATAAATGTAACTACAGATATATTTACAGCTACTCAAAATACTATTATCAATCTCTATCTTGAAAAAGATAGTAACACATCGTACAGATACTTTATAATAACTAGAGGCAGTACTACTGTTTATCGTTTTGGCAGTGAGTCTTCTTATGGTAACATTGATAAGTTAATCTGTACTATATTCGTGCCTAAAGGTGAAACTGTGAAGTTGATAACGCAGACTACACTTGCTGGTACAACAACTGTTAAGTATCAGTTAAGTTATTAAAGGGCAGTTTTACGAACGATGTGACAACTTAATAACCGTGGTCGGTGTCTTTCTTGTGTGGCATTTGACCACGGCATTTATTGGAGGAACTTATGAAGAAACTTCAAGCGGTACTGATCGGAGTGTTTGCCGGGATAAATGCGTGGCTGGGCAATCTGGCTATACCGGTATATGTTCTGTTGGCCTGCAATGTAATCGACTACATAACGGCATTGATCGCGGCACCAAAGCGCGGACAGGAGATTGACAGCCTGAAGGGATTTAACGGTCTCAAGAAAAAAGTATTGATGTATCTGCTGATCGCTGTTGGCTGGCTGATTGATACTTTGGTCAATTACGCGGCGCAGCAGGTGCGTCCGGACTTCCGGCAGCCGTATATCGTAGCGGTCGTGGTCGCTCTCTGGCTGGCTTTTAATGAGATGTTGAGCATCATCGAAAATGTGGCGGACGCAGATGGACCGGTGCCGCCGTTTCTTAGAAAACTGATCAAGAATCTGAAGAAAAAGACCGAGGATGTGACGGAGACAGGAGGAGACGATGAGCGAAAGTAATCTGGTAACATACCGAAATCTGACGCGGAACTACAGCAGACGGACGGCGGAAAAGAATAAGATCACCATCCACCACGCTGCAGGGGTGGGAACTGCAAAGAGCATCGTAGACTCATTCATTCCAGCCAAGCGAAAGGCATCTGCAAACTATGTGATAGGTTATGAGGGAGACATTGGTCAGAGCGTTCTGGAATGTAATAGACCATGGACATCGTCATCATCCTGGAACGACAACCAGGCGATCACAATCGAAGTGAGCAACAGCCAGAGCGGTGGCGAGTGGCCCATCAGCGATGCCGCGTATAAGTCTCTCATCGATCTGTGCGTGGACATCTGCCAGCGGAATGACATCAAAACGGTCAATTATAACGGCACCAAGAACGGAGTGCTGACCGAGCATAGGATGTTCGCTGCAACTCTCTGCCCTGGACCGTATATCCACAATCTGCTGGTCAATGGTTCCATCGCATCGCAGATCAATGCACGGCTCCGGCCACAGACTATCTCTGATCGGATCTATGAGGGCATCGATCTGTCTCCGGTATTCAATGCGACATACTACGGCGGACGGTATCCGGATCTGTTGGCCGCTGGTCTCAAGTCGCCGGATCAGCTCTGGATGCACTTCACCACCTTCGGAATGTTGGAGGCTCGACAGGCATCGGCGGACTTCTCTCCGGTGACATATCGCAACACAAATCCGGATCTGAATGCGGCGTTTGGCGATGACTGGGAGGCATATTACAAACATTATTGTATGTGCGGAAAGGCAGAGATCGAGAGCGGACAGCGAAAGCGGATGTATTAAATTGGTAGAAAATAGACTTTCGTGCCCATAAAATTGTCCACGGACTTCTGAAACACAATACTGACGGGCGTTTTAAGACTTTTGTAGACATTTTCGAACCCTGTTGGTCACATAGCAAAATAAAGGCTGTAAATCCGATAAATTCGGGCTTACAGCTCTTTTTTTATGCGTAAAATGTAAAGTTTTGATAGCACGATGAAATGGGCATTTTACAAAATTTTGTCCACAGATTTGTCCATGAATTTGTCCATGGACAATTATCCGATAATTTTGGAAATGTCATCCGATGCTCTCTGCTTGGCGGCATCCATGTCCATGGCATGCTGGTAGATGGTTTTCATAATGTTGTCGGTAGACCATCCGCCGAGAGCCTGTACTTGCTTGTCGGAATATCCGAGATCGTGGAGATATGATGCGAAGAAGTGGCGGAGAGCGTGCAGACGGAAGTGCGGCACACCGGCCCGATCCTGTGCCCGCTGCAGGGCCTTGTATAGATTATCCGGGTTATACTTGTATATGTACCCCTGCTGCCGTATCTGATCGGCGAGATCCGTAGGGATGACCACATAGCGGTCGGATGCTGTGGTCTTCGTGGTCTTTACTACATATTGTCGGTTTTTATCCTTCACAACTGCCTTGGATATGTGCAATGTGTTGTTGTCTAGGTCTTCCGGTGTCAATGCACAGACTTCCGACCGGCGCAGGCCAAAGCAGCAGAGACGGATGGCAAGCTCGTGCTCCGTGCCCTTGAGTGCATCCAGCGTTGCCTTGATGTCGTCAGCAGTCGGTATATACTGCACGGATCGGATCCGCTGTGGGAGCTTGGGAGCAGGCAGACGGATGCCATTTGCCGCCAATACTGCCGAAATATAATGCGCATAGTTGGCGACTGTCTTCGGGTTCCGGTCAGGTGTCAGATCATTGATGACCTTCTGCACATCTCTGGCTGTGATCCGCATCAGGTGCAACCGCGTAAAACTGTCCGGAAGGAGCCGCGCATACCGTTCATACTCTCGGATGGTAGATGCGGACAGTACATTGCTTTTTGACGCGTTATACGCCACGCTGGCGGCCTTAAATGTGCCCGATGGTGCATCTGATGGGGTTGACGCAATAACGGCCGCTATGAGCCGCACAGCCTCGCTATCGGTCGGCTTGTGATCGATAACCAGGCTGTACCGTTTTCCTTTTTCCATCATCCGGATGCGGTATGATCCGCTTGGCAGTTCTTCAATGGTCATGGCATTTTCTCCATCATAAGACTAACAATTTCTTTGTATTTGCCGGAGCGGTACAATGATAATATTTTCGCTTCGTCTTTATTGAGATATGCGATGGTCTTCGTTATTTTCTTTGTTTTTCCTTTTTCTTGGATAGTTATCCCTACGAGCTGCGGTGGTTTGGGACTCACGACTCTTCCTATAGTGAGATGCCGCGTCCTTTTCTTTGGCTCGAATCCCATAACCCATTCTGGCTCTACATCGAATGCTTC